TCAGACCATTCCGAGCAGCAGCGGCGGTGACTTCGCGAATCGACCGAGCTGCCGAACCCATATCGGCTCGTTTGAGTTTACTGCGCTCAACACCGCAAAGGTGCCGGCATTGATTGAGAGTTCAGGCGCTTCGCTTTCCCATTCGGTAAGCGGTGCGTCGACGTCGCCGATCCCGATTTGGTAGCGCTCGGCTTCCTCGATTAGGGGAGCGTCAACTTGATCCGGCCAATCCCAAGCGCCTCGTGCACGGCGAGTCCAGCAAAGCAGCCGATCTCCGTTTGCCTCAATCAGTAGACCAGGGTGAACCGGTGAAAGCGGTCGCCGCGTGATGCCGGGATCGGCAATTTCTGCCTCGACTGGCTCACTGTCCACCAACCCGATGGCAGCTATTGTTGAGGCTGGTGCTGCTGTTGCGACTGCCGGGTCGAGAGGAACTAGCGTATCGTCGATGAGAGCGAAGCCGGTGCCTGCTTCATGCCCTGCAATCGCCAGGTGCTCTGTTCCGCCACGCCCGCGAAGCAGTCCGCATAGGCGCCATTGCCCATTTCCTAACGCTTCTGCCGAAGCGAACTGGACGATTTCTCCGCCGACAAACGCTCGGTTTGCGCCGGTCGCCATCGCATCGAAAGTCGCAGAATCGAGCGCGAGATCATCGGCAACCAAATCGACGATGAGCTCCGCGTTTTGTTCAATTAGGAGTGAGCTGGAGCTACTAAGCGGTGCCGCGAGCGACCCGATGGTGCTTCTGTTGCTTCCAGTTTGACCGATTTCGACAAGTTTACCGAAATCTTCAAAATAGAGTGAAGCACCTTTCCATTGCGGACCCGCAGCAGAAGCAGCGGCGAAAAGGGCGGGCGTATCGCTAGTAACGCCGCCTAGGCTGGGTAAGGCGAATGCCATAAGCATGGTCGGCAAGTTAAGCTGGTCAATGGGTAACGCAGGACTACCGGCGTCTCCTGGCGAAGATGCCAAGGGGAAAGGCGCAACCTTAATAAGCTCCAGCTCTATCCCGCCGTCGCGCCATTCCCATGTTGCCACTCGCCAGTTTCCTGTTTCGCCCGGCGCACGCACCACACTGCCGGGGCGAATGGCCGGATCAAGTTCAGCAACACGCCAGCGCAGGCTATCTTGCCCCCAGTCGGCCCGCTGAGCGGCACCATTTGCCAATGCGCGGGCATCGCTCGGGTCCAGCGCCCCGGGGAAATCAATCGATCGTTCCCGCCCGGGCCGTGCCTGTCCTTCTGCGCGCTGTAGTCCGGGTTGGAAGTCTCGCGCGGTATCGTAATATCGCAGAATGCCGGGCCGAGGTGCATCGCCGGTTTGCCGTTCGCGGTTGCGGCCGTCTGCCTGACCGAAGCTATCAACGTCGAAAGTCGCTGTCGGCTGGGGCAAAGTCACTGATGGCGAGAGTGCCTGATCGCGGTAGGTAAGAGACAAGACATTGCCGCCGGCATCAGCCACAAGTGGGTATACACTGTCGATGGCATTCAGGGAACCAATCAGTCCGCCGCCATCATTACTGAACCCGGCTAGCTTGGGAAAAGAAACGGGCGTGTCAATTTCAAGACCCGCGGTTCCAACGAGTTCAGCCAGCTGGATTTCGCCATCCGGAGCGATAATCTCGAATGTTAGGGCCAGAATTCGGTTGCCGAAATCTCCCAATTGTAGATCTTCGAATACAGCGTAGGCCAATCCGCGAAACGCCGGACATTCATTGCCTATTGCTGAAACCATGAGCGGGTCTTGTGGCTGATTTCCATAGCCAAGATAGACACGCAAGATCCCGCCTACCTTGAGATCGCCAGCACTACCGCGCAGCAGATTGCCGTCGGCCCATATACGGCCCAGACGTTCTATCGGGCGACTGGCCAGTGCGACGGCGAAGGATGCACTGTAGCTGTAGCTGGTTGTTTTCGGTTGCCCCTTCCCTCCGCCAATTTTTTGGCGACTTTCTTGCAGTTCGGTTGACCAGATAATCGTACCCCCCGCACGCATCCGGCCAAAATGCTGTGGCACGGTTTGACCGTAATTCGACGTGGTAACGGAAAGCTCCTTGAGCCTCGGACCTTCTTTGTCTGAGGGGCCGAAGAGGCTGTTGTCGACTTGGCCTCCGATAAGCGAACCCAGCGCGCCTCCTATCGGCCCGCCAATTAACGTGCCGACGGCTGAAAGAACCAAAGTAGCCATTGCTAAGTTTCCTCTACTAGTTCGGACTTGGTGCGGAGAGGCCGCCAAATATGAATGACTGGCCAGCGAAGTGGGCCGGGCATGGACACTACGCGTCGTAGCCCGGCGTGGGCGTGTATGAACTGATCTGCAAAACTGGCGATTAGAAGATGAAAGGCGGCTGGGCCTGACTTCACCAGTATGATGTCGCCCGGCTCCGTTGGTTCCGTTCTCTTGGCGACCTTGATCAAGTTCGCTGAATCAGCGGCCAGACAACCGCTCGATATGTCGAGATTTCGGAGGTCGTAACTTCCAGGGTCAATATTGATGCCTGCTCCACTCGCCAGCGACATGATAACTACGCCAACACAGTCGATCCCGGTCTTGGGATCGCGGCCATGCAGGCGAAAGGGCGTGCCGATCAGCGTCTCGGCGAAGGAAGCGACGGCTTCGCCGGTTTGGATCATCTCGTGGATGGATATCTGGCCAGAAGGTCGTTTCCGGGCAAATAGGGTTCGCCCTGGAAATTGACTGCATTGCCAAACCTGTTTTCGCATGTTGAGATCGTGTGGTCGCAGCCTTCGACCAGCCGCGCCCTCAGCCCGGTACCAATGGAATCGTCAATGGCTGTATTGATGGCAATGGCACTAGCATCTGCAGCCATAATTTCCGTCCGAAGCCCGGAGGATGGGCCATCAATCCAACGTAAGTGTCCGGCCGCATACTTTGAATGATCGATGTCAGCGAAAGTGATATGACCTTTATCCTGATCAATCGCTGTGACTTGTGTGACGGTGCTGAATCTGTTCACCGAAAGCCCGCAACCTGGCCCGCAAAACTGTGCACGGCAGGTCGGGCTTGTGCGCGGAACCGGATCCGCTTCCAAATCGGCCTTTGATGAGCGCAGTTCCGCAGCGAATCCGCCGCCGTCCTGTGATATTCCCCCTAGTGATCCGTTGTAGAGCACCGTTCGGTCGAGCTGCCCCCAATCCACAGCACCGATTTGCACTCGCGCACCATCGAACCGGCCCGCCGCCAGATCGTCAGCTGAGATACTGTCATGTGATAACGCACCGCGAATTTCAGCGCTGTCTGGCCCCAGGTCAGCGGTCCGCCGGATTGCGGAAGGCAGCATGCCGGGGGCGGCGCGGTGGAGCACGCCATCGAACCGTAAATCACGGTCATGGCTTGTGAAGCCCAGCGTAACCCCATCACGGCGATGGATACGCCAGAATGTCGCGACGCCTTCCAGTTCTTCACGAAAGAAGATCCTGCTCATGATGTCGCTTCACGAACTTCGATAAGCGGTACCGAGGGCGCTTCACCAGCTGCGAAGGAGGCGCCTGTAATATCGAGCCGGTCCTCTGCGAAACGAACGGGGACATCGAACAGATAGCCAGCAGTGATTTCCGTGCCCGCTGGCGGGGCCTGATCAAATACAACCTTGCCACCGGCCTCAACTGACCACCCTGACACTTCGGCACCGCTGACCGCAGCAGAGACAGAGCTGGTCCGCGGGCGAGTTATGGGCCGGATTTGAGGCTCCTCTCCGTCGCCATAGTTTTTGGTGAGCTGAAACGACGAAGTGAGGCCGTCGCCAATACCGATGCGCTGATTGAGCGCACCGGGCGTACCTGTCATACCGTTTGAGCTGAAGTCGAACGGATCACTAAGCCGGAACGCCCGCGCCGCGCCGCGCCGCGCCGCGCACGAAAGAACGCAATCAGCGTACCCAGCTCATCTTCGGACCGAATGCCAGGCCCGACATCGAAGCGAAGGCGCGCGTCACTCCACAGCGAGTTACGCCGCTCATGACCTGATGCGGTAACGGCCACTGTCGTTGAAAATTCCGGGCTGACACCGGCATCGCGGCCAAGCGCCAGCGGATATGGAACATCGTCGAAAGCCTGCAAATTGTCCTCCTGAGAAATGGGGATCCGGGTGTATCCGTCGCGAGAAACCTGCGGCAACGCCCAGACGTAAAGCTCGGTTATCCTGCGATTGCGGGCCTCATCCAGAGCCGCATCGATAAGCGGCCAGAACCTCTCTGCATCAGCGGGATCAAGCACAAAGCCGGAAAGGTAGTCCTGCTTCTCCGCCGGGTAGCCGAGGCGCGCATCGACTTCCGAATAGGCAGTTCTACGGCGGGCTTCTGCTCCGGCGGTAAGCCAGTCGTAATCTTCCAACTGGAGGCGATCGAAAGCCGGATAGGCCCAGCCCAGTGGCAAGTTCGCACGGCGCATCTCGGGCGCCTCAGGATCGAGGATCGTCGGGGTGAAGGCGAGCAGCAATATTTCTGCCGGACCTGTCGCGGTATCACGAACTGACTGGCCTAGCGCGGCAGTCGAGCTGGCCAACAAGGCTCCGGCCATATCTAGGACATCAGTTTCTGCGCTTTGCAGCGGTGCGCGGATGTTGGTAATTTCGATGGGGTCGCCGCCTAATGCAGCTTTGGCCGCATTGTCGTAAAGACACGGGCGACCATCACTGAGCACCCACCACCATGGCTCGCCGATCTGGAAGTGAACGGCCAAGCCGGCAGCCTCCATCAGCCCGACAAAGTGCGCGGCGACTGATTGCAGGAAGGCCATCGCATTCGTGTTAGCCGGAGAAAGCAACGCAGATGGAGGCACCCAGCCTGTCCGCGCAGGTTCACCATTGTAGGCGCGTTGCTGCCAATCAGATGGACAGTTTTCGGCAAACAGCTCGTAAGAGAGCGAAGCGATGGCTTCATATTTGTTTGCTGCGCATTCGGCGAAGAATGACGGATGCCATGCCGCCGCTGGGGCGCAAAGAGAACCGTCGGCCGACGCCAACAGATCGTCATCGAGCCGGTAGAAATGGCTCATCCCGACATAATGAAGAATGCGTCCACGGTAGCCGAGGCCCTGTACTGCGCGGATTAGCCGGGCCGGCGTCTGGTTGAATGCATCGTCGTAAGCCGTCGCCATTTGTATACCATGCGGCGGAACAAGAACGTCGCCGATCGTTAGAAGAGGCCGGTCGCCTTCGCAGACAATGTCGCTGAGCTCGGCGTAACCATTGGCGGTCGCGGCAAGCCTGTCCGTGCTGTCCGGCACATACCCCGGCGGGACCAGCGAGATAAACATCCTGTCGATATTCTGCGGATTGATTGCTTCGCCGGGAAGCCCATATCCGCTTTCAAGTTCCGAAAACGGCAAGGTGATTTGCGCATCTTCGGGCGAGCCGCTCGCATAGTTCCACAGCCTCACATACCAGCTGCGCGGCTGATCATCGCCATCATGGCCTTCGATTGTAAGGGTCGGTCCGTTTGGCTGATCGAGTGGAACCAGTCCCGACGATTTCCAACGAAAGCTCAGCGTTGTGCGCGAATAATCGGGATCGGTCTGATAGGCGAGCAGCGGATGATCGAGCGTGTCCTCACTGTCCCAAATCAATCCGGCCAATTCGCCTTCGTGATGAAACTCGCAATCCATCCGTATTGCGTCTGGCGCAGTTGTGATCACCGATGCCATCATTGGGCGTGGGAAATTGACGGTCCAGAAACGCGGATCGAACCGCTGGATCCAGTCGCTATCCTGCCCGCGTCTGCGGTCGGCAAGCCAGAATGCCATGGCCTAGAACTCCCGCAATGCGCGGCGCACAGCGCTGGCGACTTGGCGGGAAGAACGCTGCATCGCGACCGGAGTGTCTGTTCCCCGAGGACGCGGAACGCTAATCGAAACCCGCACATCGCGGGCTTGGCCGTTTGCACCACCGCCATTTGCTTCAACTCTGCCTGCGCTGGTCGGCACGAACATTTCCGGCCCGCGCTCACCGACGAGGTAACCTCTGCCGGGAGAAACTGGCCCGCCTGTGGCGCGGCCAGGGAGGCCAAGTACAGAGCTTGCAAGTCCGCCGAGCAGTCCAGCGATGCCGCCGGTCTGTGCGCCGCCCACTGCTAAACCACCAGTCGAGCCGAAGATGCTCCCAAGGCCGGAATTGATGGCTTGGCTGGCGATCTGATTCATGGCGCTCAATGCCACGCGCTTGAGATCTTCGAATCCGATACTCCCTTTACGCAGAGCGCTTAGCAATCCGCTCTCCAGCACGTTCCCGGCCTTCTCGAATCCGCCAAGCAAGGTCGAATCGAAAGTGCCGCGCATCTCGGTGAGGTCGGCCGCAAACCCCCGGGTGTTTGCACGCACATCGATCAACAGCTCGTCAATTGGATCATCCATTGCGGTCAAGCTCCATCAGTTTTTCAAATTCGCTGCGTGCCAGCGGCGCGCCGTCCCCGGCATCAGGCATAAGAATGGCGGCCAGTTCAGCCGGGGTTGCGTGCCAAAATTCATCCGGTCGCCACCCCAAGGTGCGCGCTGAAAGGCCCGCGAGTTGCAACGCACCTTCACCAAAAGTTCGGTTCATTCCGGTCCCGTTTGGCCTTGCAGGATCTGGCCCAGAAGCACGCGCAGTGGTTTGGCTGCGGCGGCAATTCCGGCCTGCATCACAGCCTCTCCCAATTGCTCACGGGTTGCAGCTGATTGGTCATCAAGACAGTGCCAGAACAGACCGACCATTTCTGTCAGGGCCAACCGGCCGTCGCCAGCACGTTCGACCATGGCGAACAGCGGCCCCAGCTCTTCTTCTGCAGCAACCAATGCGCTGAAGCTGGGGCGGAGGGTAAGGAGACGCCCTGCGACTACGAGCGAAGCTTCGCCCCTTAGGCTGTTGGCACTCATGCAGGCGCTACCGGACCAGAGCTTTCAAGCGACAAGGTGTAATTCCGCTCGCCGTTGAAATCACCGGCATAGTCGAGGCGCTGAACCAGGAACTTGCCGCGCAATTTCGCACCGTCCTCGAAGGAGAGCTCATAGTCATCAAGCGTACCCGCCAACGCGTGCGAGCGGATAGCGTTCTCTGCATTACTGCCAAGAAAGATGCCTGCAGCGCTTACGGAAACCGAGCGCGTTCCCGCGCCAGAGAGCAGGTCGCGCCACCCGCCAGAATCCTTGTGAGTCACCACAACTGTGTCACCGTTGATCGACATTTGCGTGGTTCGGAGACCGGCCACCGTATCGTAGGCAGCGGGCTGTTCTCCATCGGTGATTTTCAGCAGGAAGGCGGAGCCTTTTTGAGCGGTCATGGGGGTGTTCTCCTGTTGGGAATGGACTAGATCCCCGCTTTCGCGGGGGCGCACCGGCTAAGCCGGTGCGGTTTCAAGCAAACGAAAGCGGTACTCGAGCAGCATCGCTCTCAGGTTTCGAGGGCGTCGTTCGGCACGGGCTCGAAGAAAGCGCGATGTGATCAGCTCGAAGCCATTCTGTGCGGCGGGCATGGCATCAATGCGCTTGTCGATCGCGGTCACGAGCGAGCTGCCGCTGGCTGGTTCATCGCTGCGGATCGTGAGCTCCAAAGCAACACGAACCTCGCGGCCTGCACGGTCCTTACAGCCCCAATCGATCGAGGTGCTCGCGACGATCCCAAGCCAGGGCGGAGCGGCAGAAAGCGGGGATTCCTCGGCGAATGTGTTGATCTCGGCAGACAGTAGCGGGTCGGCGGACAGCCATTCGAGCAGGCTTGCGCGCAATTGCGTTTCCATCAGGTTCAGTCCTCCTTGAGCGGGTTCGCGGCGAGCGGCCAAAGCAGCCGGGCATCACGCCATCGACTGGCGTCTCCCTGACGCTGGCGGAGGCGATTTTCAGCAGTTACCGCACCCACTTCTGCTGCGCGCGCTGAAAGTCTTGAAATGAGCCGCCTGAAAGCGCGACCATTGTCGGGTTGATTCATGAAAGGCGCATCTGGCGCCAAGGCTGCCAAAGCGCCGCCACGGATGCAGGTGGTGTCCTCGAAGTATCACCACTATCGCGCTCGCGGTAATAGTGAGCAGCAAGTCTGATGATGCCATGCCGCAAGCCGCCGGGCAGCTTGGACCATTCGTGAATCAGCCCGGCGGTGAACCGAACGAACACGCGCTGGGCACTGCCTTCGCGAACCAAGGCCATCCGGGCGCTACCATCAGCGCACATCTCGATGGCATAGTCTTCAACCGGCATGATGTAGCGCGGGCCGTCCGCTTGTTCGCCAATGACCTGTGTGATGGTTTGCACCGGCTTTGTAGTGAGCGCTTGCCATTCTGTGGTGGCGGTGAACGCCTCCTCGCAAGACTGTTCGAGCGGCATTGTGCCGGTGAAGCCCTCGCACGTATCGATTGCGGCCAGCATAAGATCGGCCAATGCGTCATCTTCTCGGCTGCCACTAATAGCCAGCCACGTCTTGAGGTCGGCAACAGCTGCTTCCGCCAGATCGGCAGACGCTAAAATAGTCCGCTTCATTGGCGGTCTCCATTCGTTGAGAAGAGCAAAAAATGCGCCCACGCCGCCGCAGCAGGGATGAACTGCGGCAGCGCGGGTCGCGAGATTCGGGCGGATAGGGGTGCCGCCCGTCTCGAAGCCTAGGCTTCGATCTTCAGCAGCTTGATCGCGGCACTATCGAGCACCTTACCGCCAACGCGCTTTGTTGCGTAGAAATGCACGAACGGCTTGTTGGTGAAGGGATCGCGCAGGATCTGCGTCGCGCTGCGTTCTGCGATCAGATAGCCGTGTCGGAAGTTACCGAAGGCGACCGGGAAGGCACCGGTGGCTACATCCGGCATGTCCTCAGCTTCGACCACTGGGTAGCCCAGCAAACGATCTGGCTGACCTTCGACCATGCCGGGCTGCCACAGGAACGCACCATCGGCTGTCTTGAGTTTGCGAACTTCGGCGAGCGTGCTTGAGTTCATTACCCAGCTTGCACCCTGGCGATGGCCGGCCTTCATCGTGTGGACGAGATCGATGAGACGCGCTTCTGGCGAGGTGCCGAAGCCGGCATCATCGCCGGTACCGACATATTGCAGCGATCCGAATGGGCGAGCGCTGTCTTCCGCAGTCGAGACGGCCGTTTGCAGGAAGCCTTCAGGTATATCGCTGCCCGAACCATTGACGAAAGCGGCACCTTCAGCACGGGCAAATTCCATCGAGATCTCGCTTGCCAGCCAGCTTTCCAGATCGAAGCCGACATCGTCCAGCATCGCCTGACTTGCCGCCGGGTTGGCATAAAGCTCGCCCGTTGGCGGAGCGATTTCAGCGAAGTTGGGCGTGTCGGTTTCTGGGCGAGCAGCGGTTTCGCTGACCCAGCCTGATGCGGTGCCACCGGTGGTAACCAGTTTGCGGTACCCGGCAGTGCCGGTCTGAACGATCTGAGAGATAGCCCGGATCGGGCTGATCTCGACCAACTGGCGAGCAATCATGGCATCGATTTCGCGCGGTACGGCATAGCCCCCATCGGCTGGTACCTGACCGCTGATCGACTTGATTTCGCTAGTCCGTCCATGACGGAGATAGCCATCGATGAAGCCTTTGACTTCGGCTGTGTCTGAGCCAGCAGGTGCGGCGATTGCGGGGCGGCTGGCAGCGCGCGAAACCCGGTCGAGGCGAGCTTTCACTTCATCGACATCGCTGCGCAGGCCGGTGATCGCCGTGTCGGTGCGGTCCTGGCGTTCCACGATATCGAAAGACGCTTCGAGTGGGTCAGCCGCCGAGGTTTTTTGGGGCGTGTTGGTGTCGGCATTGAGGTTGGGAATAGTATCCATTGGGGCAGTACCTTTCGGGGGTGGGCGGGGTGGTTGAGGACATAAAAAAGGCCGCCGGAAAGGCAGCCACAGGGAAAGAGGAATAAGTGAAGTCAGGCGATCAAATGGACTCTGGCCTCATGTTGCAGGGGGTGAGAGACAAGACTGACTTCGTGAATTTCGATATCCTCCAGCATGCGTCCCGAAGGCGCATGATGAAATCGGCGGGCGCGATAGCCGAAGCTAAGGCCATCGACTTCACGACTGGAGAGCATCTGTCCGGCTAGGCCTTGCGGATTGTCGATAGTCGCAATCACACGCAGACCTATCGCATCTTCTAAGACCTGTTCGACCCAGCCAATTTGCTTGTCAGGTTTGTGCTGCCAAAACAGCGGTAACGGATCGCGGCGCCCCTGTAGCGAGCGACGGAATGCACCAGGCTGGATCGTATCACGCGCACCGTCGATACGATTAGACAGGGCGGCATATCCAGCGAACCTCATTATGCCGCTCCTTTATCGAGGCCTAGCATCGAGCGCTTTTCGGTACCCGTCAGAAAGTCTGCGCCCGAGACCTGATTCCAAAGGCGCTCGCGGTCCTCGGAAAGCGCAGGGATCTGGTCGAGGTCAATGGCAAGCCGCGCCTTTGGGAACCACGGACCGAGCCCTTCTTGCAGGCCGGAGAGGATCTTATTTGCGAGCGGGAGAAGCGTGAGCCGCCACAGCGCCCGGTTGGCCTCGCGGTAGTTGGAGTAAGTGTTGTCACCCGGTAGGCCGAGCAACATGGGCGGTACGCCGAATGCGAGCGCGATGTCGCGTGCTGCCGCCGCCTTCAAAGTTGCGAAATCCATGTCCGCGGGGCTCATCGACAGGCTTTGCCATTTGAGCCCGCCTTCCAGCAGCATGGGCCGCCCGGCATTTCCCTGACCGCTGAATGCCTGCGCCAATTCAGTGCGAAGCCGATCGAACTGATCGGACGTGAGCCCGCCAGTATCGCCCGCTTCATGCACCAATGCGCCCGACGGCCGTGCCGCGTTTTCAAGCAGCGAGCGGTTCCATTCGGACGCCGCATTGTGGATTGCCACGGCCTGCTCAGCAGCGGCGAGGCTGCTGGCACCATAATGATCGTCGGCGGGATGAAAGGCTTTCAAATGGATGACGTTGGGCCACCCGGCTTCGTCATCCACGGGCAGAGTAACCGTCCGGTCAGCGAGTTTATAGGCGTAAGCGGCAGGCCAGCCGTCACCATCCGGGACCACACTGACTCTTTCCGGCCGGAGGGCAAACAGCTCGACCGGCTTACCAGCACCATCCTTCATCACTTGCACATAACCATTGCCATGCAGCAACAACTGCGCGGCGAGGGTTTCGATGAGCGACTGCCCCGCGCTTGTCGCACTAACCAATGCAGCCAGCGTTTCGTCACCGGTTTCAAGCGGGGCGCTACCCACACCCTCAGCTACGATCCGAACGGCTCGCTGGGCGACTGGGTTAGTTACAAACCCTTCTCGGACAGAGCGGCTATAGTCGAACGGGCCGCGTCCGCTGCGCGCCTCGAATGCGGTGGCCCACGGTGAGACAAAGCCGCGCGCAACAGGCACACGGGTACTCCCCCCGCCTTTAAGGGCAGAGGTTAGCGATTCCAGAAATGACATATTTTTGAACCTAACTTGAAATCAAGGGATTATTCCCCAGCTTTAGATTTATAAAACAAGGAGATGAACGATGGCGCTCAAGGACGGATTATACAAAGTTGAATTTCAGACACAGCTTGGTGCTGGGGCCGGAATTGCTGTTCTACGGAACGGTATTATTGAAGGCGGTGACTCAATGATGTTTTATCGCGGGACGTATTCTCAAACTGACAGCCAGTTTCAGGCTGAAGTGTCTAATGGGACGCACTCAAATGATCCAAGCATGGAATCAGTTCTTGGAATCGCGTCAGGAACGATCAAACTTGATGGGAAGACTGAAACGAGTCCTGCCTTGATGAATGGCACTTCTCCTCAGGCCCCGGGGGTGAACTTTCAAGCCCGCCTTTCAATGATTGACTAAATGAAGTTAGTTGAATGTTCAGGAGCGAGAGTTGGTCGATAAGTTGATCGACCTTGCTTTTGACGACTGGGCGTTTTTTGCACATTAAATATTTCCTTCTACACGATGACGTTCGATTAAAGAGACGATGTGATTTTGGGCAATTTTTCTTTCCCCAGCATCAATTCACTCAGCGCCCACACCAGCGCATCGGCGCGGTCTGGGCTGCGGCCGGGCCCGTCGTAGGTGCCCCCGGCCATCAGGCCGCACATTTCATCTTCCAGCTTTGCAAACAGTCCCGCGTGCCTGACGCGTCCTGTTTCATAAAGCGCGGCGACCGGTTCGGCGCGGGCGACCTTGCCCCGGCTGGCGTGAACCAGCTTTACCGGCAATGCGATATCAGCAGCGCGCAGCACGCTGCCGACCATGGCCCCGCCCTGATTGGCCTCGGCAACTACGCGGTCCGCGTTCCATGCCTCGGCAGCCCCCGCAACAGCGCGGGCCCAGCGTTCGGGACTGGCCTTTTCCACCGAGCAATCCGCCAGCACGACGCCGCCCCCGTCGTCGGTCAACGCAACCACAACAATTCCGCAGGCATCGCCATGCGCGCTGGCAGGCGGATCGACGCCGACGACAATGCGCGACGGGGCCGATAACTCGCTCGCACTGCATGGTTTGAGCCGGCAGTCCTCCAGCATAGTCCGGCTCCACAGCGCGCCATCGGCTTCCATAATCAGTTCGCCGTCCAGTTCTTGCCGGCCCAGCGTAGTCCCGCCAAACTGACGGTGCATCGCTGCTAGAAAATTGGGCGACAGATTGTCTGCGTTGTCGCATGTTCGCCCGCCGGTGACCGACACCGACGGGTCGGCGACCAAACGGCGGACTAAAGGAACAGCGCGCGGAGTGGTGGTTACCAGAATCTGCGGATCCCCGCCCAACCGCATACCCATCTGTAAATTGTCCCATGCCTTATTAGCCCGGTCGCCTGCACGTTCCCATTTCGCCAGCTCGTCGCACCATGCGTGGCTATGCTGCGGCCCGCGCAAGCTCTCCGGCTCGGCAGCCGAGAACAGACCGGCTTGTGCACCGTTTGGCCAGCGCAGCAGACGGCGCGAAGGCTCGAACACCGGGCGCCAGCGCGGAGGGGCAACAGCGAGCAATCCGCTGTCCCCCTCCACCATGATGGCGCGGGCTTCAGCCAGCGAGGCCGCAACCAGCGCAATCCGTGCCGCCGGATTTTTCTGGGCGAGTGCGCTGATCCACTCGGCGCCTGCGCGGGTCTTGCCAAACCCGCGTCCAGCCATCAGCAGCCATGTCGACCAGTCTCCGTCTGGTGCCATTTGCCCGTCATGCGCCTGCGTGCGCCAGTTGCGCGCAGCAGCCAGCCTTTGCCGCTTGCTCAGCCGCTTTAGAAAAGCCTGTTCTTTATGCGCTTCGGTCCTGCCGATGGTGACACGGCGTTCAAGGGGCGACTTAACCATTCTGGCTCTGGGCCTCGTCATACGCGGCCCATTCGGCCTTCATCTCGTCAATGACCCGGTCGATGGAATCGAGCACGTCCTGTTCGTTCTCGTCCTCGTCGATGGCACGCATCTCGGCGACAGTTTTGCGGTGTGCGGCAAGCTGGCGGATGGCATTGGGAACGTCGATTTTGCGGTCAGGCAAATTTCCTCGCAAATAGGCCAGCACCTCCATCTCCAGATGCTCGTAACCCTCGAACAAAGCTCTGCGCCACAGCGCCGCAAATTCGGGATCGTCGCGGCGCACCTTATACACTTCGCGCACCGACATTCCCGCTTGTTTGGCGGCGGCAGTGACGTTGGATGTCTCCGCGAGCGTTTCGAGGAAGACACGCTTCCATTGCGTGGGCGATGGCGCGCGCTGCTTGGCCGGGTCCGCTTGCAGGGCCCGCTCGCATTCCTGCACAAACGCGTCGCTTTTGTTGCGCAAACCGTAGACCGCCCCGGTCGTAATCCCGGCCTCGGCTGCGGCTCGCTTGATGATTTTCGTTTGGGTCAAAGCGTCAAGAAAAGCGACCTCCCAAGAGAGGCGCGGGACGTATTGTCCGCTCAT